AAATAACTTCTCCCTCAATTCCGTATTCTTCTTTTAAAAATTGTACCAACCCTGGGTGCCTAGTTACTATCAATTTTTCCATGTCGTCCCTCCTTTTTTTCCACGTTTTATTATAAATTATGTTTTTCAACAGCTTCTTTGAGTTGTTGGATATTCCATCCCTGTTCATTGATTTTTGTACTTACTAATTTTCCATCCACTTTACCATTTTCATTATTTGCCAAAACCCATTCTTTCCATTCTTTTCTGCGGTTTATTGTAACCTCTTTTGTCCAGGTTACATCTTTTGCATCAAAGATCCTATCTTGTATTACTATTATTTTGTCTCTGTAAGGATTATAACCATCGTTATTACCCTCGTTATAAATATTATCATATTCAACCATTTTTTCTTTAAGATCAGTTATTTCTTTTTCCATGTTTTCTCTCCCTGTATTATGTGTGTTTGTCTTACTCATGTCTATAGTTATACAGGTTGTTTTGATTAATGTCAAGCCTTTTTTCAAAAAAAATAAAAAAAAGATGATTATTTTTTAACTAAATGAAATCACACAAAACTTTCTATAATAATCAAAGTGAAGAGGATATAGTAATGTCTTTGATAAGACTTGGATATCTTAAAATACAGGAGAATCAATAACACTATTCCATGAACCCAAAGCCTGTAAAGGCCTGTCCTGGTACATTGCTTTTGAGTACCAATACTCTGTTGTACCAAGGTCGGTATTTAATTTATAAGCCTTTATACAAGCATTTAAGGCTATTTTGTAAAGTTCACTATCAATCAGTGCCACTCTGTATAAGAGCAAATAGGCCTGTTACAATAGGACTAATGACAAGTAGCGCATCCTTGGTATCAAGATCAGTAAAAGCCCATCCAGCTGACGTTACAACAGCAATAAGACCAATCACAATTATAATTATCTGTTTGGTTAACGGCATTAATTTCTGCATCCTGTATACTCCCTTAAAGTTGTTTTAAGTGTCCGTCTGTCAAAGGATCTCTGATCTGATTTAATCCTGCGGTCAGGAAAGTCAATTCCATATTGATTTTTACGTCTGTCATTAGATCTTCTTTCACCAAATCTTTTAGCTTCCAATTTAATACCTCCACAAAACATAAGGTGTTTTTTTCATATCCACATCTACATGAATAAAGTCTTTTGCAATGCCAATACGGTCAAAATATTTGTACAAAGCTTTTAGGATTATAAATCTGTTTCTGGAAGTGTCACATTTGATATCTACCGCCTTGCCAATTAAGTGACTTGATCTTTCCTTCCCGTGAACATCATAATTATGTTTAGGGCAACGAATAGCAGAAGTAATTATGAAAGGTACACCAGAAGAACGTCTTGCAAGGTTTAATTTCGATATTAAGCCAATATCCATATCGTCTACCCCATAATCACATTTCCCACACTTGCACTTAAATTCTTTTGGTTTGAAGCAGTTCATTTCTTTAACTCCCTTTGGACTTCTGTTTCAAGCAGTTGGTCTAATGTGGAAAGACTTACTTGGGCATTATGGATAGCTTCTTTTGTCAGGTTATACGCTGTGATGGTTCTGTTTTCTTCAAGACAAATTTCAGAATAACATTTATTTAGGATATCAATTTCATAATCCAGATGTTCTTTCACGTTGTAAATCGCCGACATACCTCCTCCTTTAACTATTTTTTAACATCCATCCTGCTAAAATTATAATTACTGTCATTGCCCCAGCACCAAGATATACCCTAATTGCCAGTTTTTTCATTTCGTCCCCCAATTTCTGAAAAGCTTTTGGCAAATTTTTAACTGCTGCCATGTTTAATTCCAGGTCTCTAACACGTTGCTCCATACCATTTTGCCAAGTCACGCACGCTTCTTTGGCTTTGCTGTTTGCGAGATCAGCACTTTCGAGACGACCTACCTGAAGCTTCAGCTCATTAACACTATCAAAGATTTCCTTGTGTTGCTCATTATTTTCTTTAATGAAATCTTTTAGCATACTCAGCATTTCAACATTCATTTCATCAGACATTTTTATACACTCCTTTAGGCCATGTTCAAAATGAAACGCATCTGGAAACCGTGTAACGCGGCAAGCAATATTGCGAATTTAAAATTTTTAAAATATCCTTCCTGGACTTCATGCAATATTTATGCTATCAACCTATGTATTTTCTCCACGTCATAATCAACAATCTTACGTCTTTGTGCGGAACCATAAACAAGTTCACCATCTTGTAAGAATGCTATACATCCATGATATCCACGATCACGTATTTTAATTATACAGTCCATAGCTAGTGTGTTTCCAATGCCTGCTTCACTAAGATTACCCCTCAATACTTTGACAGCCCACTCAGAAAGTTTCTTAATAAATATACGCACGGCATCGTCACAATCTTTTTCATCCTTCTTGTAAATAAAATCAGTAGGAGAAAACCTATCCATAATCTCTTGAGGATTAGCAGGAATGTTGTAAGTACCATCGCTACAGTGTAAATGAATAGCGTCAGGAGCAAGTTTTTTAAGTATTCTCCTGAGTTTTCTTGAGCTAATTTCATCAGCTATTTCAGGTTTCCACTCTTGTTTTTTCTGCCAAGGCCATCCCATAAGTTACTCCAGTTTTTCAAGTCGTTCAGTTAAAGCGTCAATCTGCTCCTGTAAGTTTGATTTTACCTAAACCAACCCATTTTTTTCTCCTATTTCTTTTTTAGCTTTGATCCTGAATGCCTGATAATCATCGTAATCAGTGATATCTTTTGCCTTGCCTCTGAATTTATTATTCAGTAAGGCAATTTCATCATCTACTGTGTACTTGTCTCTCATAATTGCCCTGATTAAGGAGTCTCTATTCTTGTTTTCAACCTCAATATATTCATAATTAAATACCGTCCTTGTACCGGCTTCGTCTGTTTTTTGAGACTCAACGATATTAAAATTAAAAAAAGTCTTACCTTTTGATTTGATGAATGCTACGGGCATTGTTTCTGAATTTGCTTTCATTTTTTCTCCTTATGAAAAAGTGTAATATTTATCTATCTTTTTAATCTTTGTATAGAAGGGCAAATTGTCCTTATATTTTCCTAATATTTTGTCCTAAAAGCAGAGCCGCCCGCCGATACTCACATAGTCAACCGACGAAGCGTGATCCAGATGCCAACAAGCGACCCCCGCATACGCCCCATTAGCCGCATGCCCGCCGAGCAGGGCAACGCGCCAACTTGTGCTTTGATAATAATAATCTGTAAGATATGTTGATGATGACCCACCAATACTCGCAGGTAAAAACCCACGCGATTGCTGCTCTAAAGTGATTTGATAACCGTTTGCATTTGCAAGCGTAATACCCAGGTCGGTATAATTAGTCATGGTATCGTCTGCAAAATTGGTATCTGTATTAGACACATATGGAACATTTGCGTTAACATTAATACCATCAACCCATTTCCAGACATTCCCAAAAAAGTTTTCAATGCCTCTGTATGTCATATACGCATCATTGGTATTGCCACCAACTGAATTTGTCTCATTTCCATCGCTGTTAGATTTTCCACATTTGCCGATGTAGCTATCAGCAACCCATGAACCTCCAGAGAGTTCCGTCCTGCCCGCCCCGATCATACTCTGAGAATACCAATCCGCATATTCAATCAAATATAAAAGTTGCACAGCGGATGCAAGATCGTAATCCAATTGCCTCCAACCTGTCCCTCTGTTTGCTGCCATTGCTCTAAACTCTGCTCTCGTTTCATTTACTTTTGGGTAACCATCTGTATCAGATATTGAACAAAGGAGATCCCCCGCAGCATACATATTCTCTATAATATCAGCAGCAGGAACCATCTGACTTAAAGAATCATCATACATCGAACCCTCATAAGCTCCTATGTACCGAGAATCAACTTCCGCTCCATTTTTCGTGAAGGCAGGATGAAGCGTAAATCCATTAAGCTTCGTAAGTGAAATTTCCCATGTATGGACCGTTCCTGAATAGCTGTATCGATAGTAAAAAGCGGGGATCTCCACCATTACCTGACCAGATGCTCCGGTCAGATCTGAGGCAGTTGAGCAATCAGCCTGCTTCGTCGAATCAGTAGAACATAAATAATATTGTACCACTCCGGCATCATTTAAAAGGCACCGTTTTATACCAGCATGGATAGGAAAAATCAGGTCGCTGATAGTTGATTCACTTACGTCAAGCCCCACAAATTTTCCTGTCCTGGCATAAACATCCGCTGATTCATCCCACATGACCCCATAATAATCTGTAGCGTACCTGTCGTCGTTAAAAGCCTTAGATGGTCTTGACTGCATAAACTGTATGCCATCCGCAAACGTGGTTGCAGCCATGGTAAAGGCTATGAACAAAGCCAGGAGGATTGTATTTAACTTTTTCATTTTTTTATATCCCTCATATAATTGAATTAATTATTATTAAAAACAAACACCTCGATCACCGGAGTGCCCGTTGCTGCCTGGGCAAAAAATAATGTGGTTGGCTGTCTTGCCCGGTTGAAGGTAATAATCAGCGCGGCTCCGTCTTTAACTGTAAAATAATTTGTAGATGTCGCTGTTTTTTTCCAATAAAAATCTGATCCGTCCCGGGACTGGAACAAATAAGATGTGCACGCTGTTGCCCCGTCAAGTGCTATGGCTGTCCAGGTGGTTGTATCAATTGTTGTATTGACCGGTTCTTCCGTGTCTGCAAATGCAATGGTTGATACCAGGATCAAAGCCAGAATAAATACGGCAAGTAAACATAATTTTTTCATTTTTTTTATCTCCTATATAATTTTTTATTATCAGTAGTCCCAATTTCACCCACTACCTCTGAAATTCCGCATCCCTCGCATAAGTATTCAGCACCGTTCTCTCTTTCTATTTCTTCCATTTCATCATCACAAATAGGACAATTCATATATTTTTAATCCTTGTTGTATAGGTAAAATCCAAATCTGCATCAGAATCACCGGGTTGACAGACAATGCCTATAATTCGCCATCTGATCCAAACTTCTTTATTGCCTTCCAATATTTCATTAAATTTATATTCACAATTCAATATCCTGTCTCCTGTTGCTGTGCTATTCCCAGAGGCAGCACATGGATATGTAGTAAACTCTCCACCATTCCACCAAGTCTCTAATACCTCAAATGATAAAGTATATGGATCAACAGAACCAGCATCAGGATAAAATGGAGTGGCTGTTGATTCAGCGAAAGAAACGTCAACACCATAAATTGTTGTTTCATCACCTGACGTTACTGTGTCTATATCAATTTCAAGCTGTAAATTTGCTATTGCAAAAGGTGTCAAAAATCTTCTACTATCATAATCATGATTAGATGGTTGAGCATTTGCTGGAATTAATCTGATGTGTTGAGTGAATCGTCTATTTATATTATACTCTAAAATACCAGTATCGTCATAATCAAAATAAGCAAACGGATAACAAGTAGCCCCATACTCATTTTTTAATTCGCAATCTGCAAGATCAATAATTGAGCTGTCAATAGTTCCTTTAATCTCAAAGGTTGTTCCATTCCATTTGAAGTATCCAGCAGATCCCCCCGCACGCATATAGCCATCCCCATCAACAAAAAATCCTGGGAAAGTTGCCGCATTGGTGAGAGTTAAGCTATCAGCATTGCCACCAAGGGCAATCTTGGGTGTTCCGTCAAGGTTTCCGAGCACAATTTTGGTTGCTGCATCTGAGATTGAAGAACTTGCACCACCCCAAAAATCGTTTGTCCCGGTATAAAATCCTGCTAATCTTGCTGTAGAAGGGATTGTTAAAGAGGCATCCGCCGATCCTGGCAGATCAGCCATAACACCATTTGTTGATACATTTCTTAACTTAATATAACAGGTGTTCCCTGGTTCATATATGACTCCAAGAGCATTAAAAGTGAATGTACCAGTATTGTCATTGCCTACAAAATAATAAGTGGAATTATCATTGCTGGCATAGATAGCAGTATGATAATAAAACGGGTCTCCTGTTGGTGGGGTAAATAAAACCCTGACAGCATCAAAATCATAAGCAGTACCGACTGTTGTAGATGCTGCGGATATACTTGTGGAAGGTGCAGGGGTTTTAAATGGATTAGGTAAATTTGATTCGTAGCTTGCTTGAGTACCCACTTCAGCATCGTCATACATGCCAGAATAATAAGCCTCTAAAACAAATCGCATCTTGCCTTGAGCATCTTCTGATCTGGACATCACTATAAATTGTTTTGTTGTCCACCCGGGGAGCGCATGGGTAACAGTCACAAGATCAAGAACTTCAATATCACTCGCCCCTGATAAAGCAGTTAATGAGCAAGCATAATCTGCGTATCGTTTTTTATTATATTTAAATCTTGTCCTACGCCTTGCTAATTCTGCATCAGTAAGGAACCAAGCTGTCTCTTCATAAAGAATCTCACCATTTTGATCAATATCGTATTCGTCTTTTTCTTCTACTGTCGCAGTTTTATAATTCTTCTCTAAATCCTTGAACTTGACTCTAACCACATTTGGTTTTTCAAGTTGCCTCCAGGTGAAGGAATCTTTAACAATATTATCAAGATCAAAGGCATGGGAAACAGTCTTTGCCGTTAAAGAACCTGCTCCATCTTCCATTTGCCCTGAATCCCAGATAGGTTTGATTGTACCTTGGGACATTATTGACCTGCCATTAAAGGATGCCCAGATAAGTTTCTTAACATCATTTATTGGCATATTGGAATCAATATTAAAATCAAATCTATATCTAGGTAAAGTTCCACCTGTTGGAACTTCGTCACAAAGCTCTTCCAAGGATTTAAATGCATTTAAATCAAGATCCCCTGCACTGTACCCATCTTCAACATTAAGATACCAATCGTAAAGTATAACTGCTGGATTTCTGGTAAATGCATCAGCACCACCTGCCATTGGGGCACATTTTAAGCCCTCCATAATAACTGTTATGTTAGGGTTATAACCGACCTGTTTATCATCTTTTACAAATGTAAATGCTGTATATGCCATATCCCTATATGCACCAGCTCTGCTTGAAAATCTTGCATCTGCTGTTTGAGTCCTAGTACCTGTATATTCAGTTTTAGTGTGGGAACCAGTTAATTCAGACCATTCAATATCGTTAACTTGCCATTCTATTATTCCTTCAACTTCTCCAAGACAATGAGCAACTATCAACCTTAAATCAGTTGCGTCAGGGTCATTAAATCTTATTTTATTCCCACCTATTTTACATTTTCCATAACACCTTGATACCATAACTCCTTCAGATATAGTGTTCCCTATCCTGTCAGAATTGTAGGTCGGTGATCCCCCAGAATCAAAATCAGGAATATCAGGAACAAACAAGTCAGCTAAAAAGGTAAATGGAGCAAAGGTACCATCAACCATAAAATCAACAATATCTTTCCCAAAATCAAAAACATCCTCAAAAAAATCACCAACAAAACCCATTTTATATCTCCAGACTCATCAAAGTTGATTTTGTTTGAAATCCATATCTTTCCAAGTTATTTGGTTTTCTTGTCATAAGATTTACTGATTTAACATTCTTTTCCGTTCCCCATTTTATCATAATATCAATAACTTGTTTATGGTATTGGTTGCCCCCAGAATAATACATACCGTATATATAATTACAAATTGGTTTACTATCCATACAAACAGCCACAAAATAATCAACCATTTTATGATCTTCAAAAATACCTTGAATCATAAATTTATCACTATCTATATTTTGGATTAAAAATTGAACCCACTCCCCAAGTTCACAGGGTGCTAATTCTTCAAAATATATGTCATCCAAATACATTAATTTAGTTATGTCTTCTACCTCTAATTTTCTAATCATTTTATTCTCTATCCAAAGGAGCTGTTATATGAATACAACCGCCAAAATTTAAACTATTGTCTGCGCTCGGCCCCCATTCATTGTCAGATTCGCAAGTTTCCCATACCTGATCGCACCCTTTGAATAGTTCATAGGTTGTTGTATTATCAATTGTAACAGGCAGCCCAACATCCAAGGTAATTGTATCCGAGCTTGCTACAAAATCTTTTACTTTTCTTCTATAAACAACTCCGCCCTTTGTTATCTTCATCTTACCAAAATTCCAGTAATCATCTGCTTGGGTCAAGGCATTATCTACAAGGGTACTTGTTGTCCCACTATCAGCTGTACCTGTGGCAGTCAAAGAGGTTAAATCAGCAAGTCCATCTGTATTACACTTACTACCTCCAAAGATCCAGGGACACATCCGTTGATAAGGAAAGGTTAGAGCTTTTTTAGTCAAAGGCTTTCCACTTGTTGCGGAAACTGTTAACCAGTGCCTTGTTATCTCAGAGGGTCTCTCCATATATCCATTAAATAACTCATTAAAGTTTAGAGCATTTCCAAGGGCATCAAGATAGACTCTTTTAATAGTCAAATTAATCCCTCTAAAATCCTCGTTATGAGCGTATGAAGCCATATCCCTACTTACATTATCAAACTTAACCGTAACCCTCCCTATTTGTCCCTCAAGGGCTTGTATTACGTTATTTACTTGTATATTCTTTGCAGTGTAAGTATTCCCAGCTGTTGGGAAGACTAGATTTGTATTATACGCAACAAATCTAAGAGTTGAAGATAATCCAAGCTCAAATAATAACACAGGTCTTTTCTGAGTTGCGTCCATTTGGGTAACTACAGCAGCTTGTAAATCTCTAGGCATTTAATTCTCCTTTTCAAAAGATACAGTGATTTTCCATTTATTTGAGTTTGGCGTTATTCTTAAGCTGCCTTTTATCCATCTGCCTGTAATATTTGCGCCACTATTTATATAGTCTGGTACACTTTGCCAAGAAAAATTATGATATCCACCAGACTGGTCATTAAAATGGGTCAAAATAGTATTCATCACGGTACTGGTAACAGCTTTAAATGTTAAATCCCATTTTTGTACAGCTGTTGCTGAAATATCATAATATTCTTTTTTTTGACTCTCTGTTTGAGACTCAATATTGTTGTATTCCGGTTCATGAGGTACAACAATTTTTGGAATAATTGTAAACGCACTGCCAGCAGCCATTATTTATTACCTTTTATAATTTGTCTCAAAATGCCATCTTTGTTATAATCATCAACAACAACAGAGATTATCCATTTTTTAATATATTCTTTTAATTTACTAATCATCACATACCGCCTTTCACCATACTTCTAATAGCACCGTCATTTTGATAATTTTCTATGATAGCACCAGGTGCAATTTGTCTTGTAACTACTTCTGAAATTTGTGCCATGGTTTGTCTTTGTGTTTCTAAGTCCTGGAAAACTGGATTATTCATTATTATATTGACCCCTTGACTTCCCTCACCCATTTTAACGGGGATCTTGCCGCCACTGGGAATTGGGATATGCGCCTCTGCAATATTACCTGTCTGGTATATCCCTTGAGCATTACTTATCCCACCTTGATCGTACGAAGGGGGTTGCTGATTAGCGATTGAAGCAATTTTAACTGCTGCTGCTGCTCCTGCAACTATTGGCATAATCATATTTAAAGGCCAGGGTGCTGCTAACCCTGCTAATACAGCCTGGGCACCTGCTATTAAAGCCTGTGCCATTGCGAATGCTTTATACATTTTAAAAGCTTCTTTACTATGTTTCCCACCTGCCTGGGCAATCATTTGAAAGGTATCTGCAATCCCACCGGCAACACCTTGATAAATTGTCAACTTTGCCTGCTGTTCTGCCTGGGCAATCTTTTTTAATTTATCAGAAGTCAGCTCTGAAATTTTTGTACGATTAACACCAGCTTTTTTATATATTTCTGTCATGCGCTCAACTTGCAGCCGTTCAAGTTCAAATCTATCAAGCCCTATTTCTTCATAACTTAAATTAAATTCTTTTTGCGTTTCTAATTTTTGTTCATACAATTCTTTTTCTTTTTCAATTTGAGCATTGGAAAACTCAATCTCCGCTTGCCATTTTTCGGCTCTCAATCTTTCTTCTTCTTGGATGGCGGCAATTCTTGCTTTTTGTAGAGAATCCCCTTTTTTGGCCACCGGAGTGATATCACCTGGCACGTTGACTATTCCAAGAGGTGGCTCTTTCCCATTGTACAAACTATATCCTGGTGTTTGACTATTGATAGATTTGGTCACACCCTCTTGTTCTAATCTAAATCTTTTAACGGCATCAACCCCGTCCAATAATGCTTCTTTCCAGCTGATAATACCTGTTGATGCAAGACCGATTGCCTGTGCGGTACTTACAAACACATTGTAAAACTCAACACCAAATAAAACCACATCACCCATGGCTGAAGCTAAATCCAGAATATTTTTTGTGAACTCACCAACCTGTTCTATTATTTTTGGATTTCTTTCTATTGCTATATTGATTTGATTAATCCATGCGGTGACTTGTGGTAATAATTCCCCACCAATCGTTGCAGCAATGTTTTCAATATTGGCGTGGAGTTGTTTCATCTGATTGGCATAACTGCCCATGGTTCTTTGCTGGTCTCCAATTGCGGCCGCAGACCCTTTGAGCATTAATCTGAAAGCAATCTGCGCTTTGGTGTTGGCATCGACCATGCCTTTTCCATCCCACAATTTTAAATTAAGTGCCTCTTGTTTTATGACGGTTTCATTTAAAACAACCCCGTATTTTTTCATGGTTTCAAAATTGCCGACCAGGGCGCTTTGAATATCAAGCATGACGGTTGAGGTTGGTAAATTATTAAATGATCCTAAATCAGCCGCCAGTTTTACAACTGCATTTGACATCATGATAGCTTTATCAGAGGACATGCCCATGGGAACAAGCAAATCTTGAACGCTTGATAAATATTGTTTGGCTTCCCTTGTTGACATGGCATATGATTTGACAAGAACTTTTGCCATTGCCTCTGCCTGTTGACCATGCTTTTTAAAAACAACATCAAACTTGCCAACAGTCTCCTCGAGATTGCTGGCGGCATCAATCGCTTTTTTCATTCCAAACCCAACCGCAACACTAAACGCAAGCGTGGCAGCGCCAACCGCTTTAAAATTAATTGAATCTAATTGCTTTTGTATTTTAACAGCCGCTTGTTTAGTCAGGGTCTTGGCGTTTGCAAGATCCCGTTTATATTTGTCAGTCTTTGCCCTGACATCTATAAATATTCCTCCCAGTTTAGCCATTACTTTTTTTCCTTTAAAAATTTAAGTCTCATAACTTCACCCCTGACAAGCTGAATTAAATCCAAGCAATACAATTGATCTTCTTTTTTTATTCCGACTAACTCCATCACTTTGAACACATCCACGTTTTCAATTGAACTAAACACACGCCAATAGACTTCGTATATTTTAGCATTTTCATTTTGCAACTCCGGTAAACAGGTTTGACATGGCGTGTCCTCTTTATAATATTTATATGTCGTTCTGCACTCTTTGCATTTTACTTCGCTGGTTCTAATGCAGAACTTTTCAAGTTTTTTTTCTGATCTTCCTTTTCGATGGCGATATCTTTTGCAAGAGTATCTCGACATTCCGCAACGAACTCATTGAATCCTTCAATTTCTCTTGATGCCAAAATAATATTTTTATGATTGCAAGCCATTAGCTTATCTTTTCTATCAAAAAAGCCTGTCCAATCAACAATAGCCAAAGTTAAAGTCAATTCTCGATCAAGTTTTTTATCTGTATTTTGGGAAAAATTTGGTTCAAGCTTTCCTTTTTTCCCTTTTTTATATTCGATATTTTGAGTAAATACTTTATCAAAGATGTCTGCTATCTCTCCAGGTGATAAGTGTTTGATTTTTAATTTTGCATTGTCTTTATCTTCTGGTACGTCGAACCAGCGTTCTACAGCTTTTGAAACTCTCATGTTATTTGCTCCGTTTATTTTGCCCCATTTATTTAGGGCAGAAAGTGGTGGAGCAACCACTTTTCGGGTTTTATCCCTATCTGCCCGTGAACGGCGGTTAAATTAACCGCATTGCACCTTCAATTTTCCCTTCAAAATCAATTGTACCAAGCCCATTCTTATCAAATGCAATGCTTGGTTCAGTCATGATTCTAATTACACTAACCATTGTACCAGCAGGCAAACCACCACCGGCAGCTGTTGTGCTGTTCGGTGTATAGTAACTGGTATCATCAACATAAAATCTGATTGTGGTTAAATCTGATTTAAGCCAATATGCATCTCTGATAAGGTTTTGACCCTGTGTGTCATCTGCTTTGTAGTTACCGGCAAAAGTAACATTGCCACCAGTTCTCAACCCTCTTAAAAAGTTATAATCATCATCGCAAAAATCAGTATCATCCAATTCTGCGTATGATCCACCTGAAATATTCCAAGTGCCGATTCCTAAAATACAATTTGCACCGATCTTGACAGCAGCATCAATACCGATCTTGCTTTCATTAGACATTTTTTTTATCTCCTATTATTTTTGTAAATAATTTATACGTTCCAAAATCAACAGCCAATAAAGTCAAATGCTTAATATCAATAGAGCAATCAACAAATATTGGTATTTTTAAATCTTTTAATTTTTTGCAAAATCCGATATCTTCGCCAATAGGTTGGCCATGGTCACCAACCGATAGCCTAAAAGGTTTTGCAGGCAGCATATTATTAAAAATTCGCATGTCATATAGGATGCAACCAGTTCCAGTGTAATCAACCTGCAACTCCTGGTTAAAATTTCCATCTTGATCTTTTATTTTATCATCTGATATCTGTCTTAAATTTCCAATGTCACCTTCAAGTAGCAAAGGATCAAATGGCGGATATCTTCTGTGAACCCTTGCCCCCAAAACCTTTTTATTATGAGCAAGCATTTTATGAATCATGTTATCTGTATTATAAAGTTGATCTGTGTCCATCATCAGAATATGGGTGCATCCCAAAATTAATGCTTGGTGAACAAGATTATTCCTTATCTCGTCTATTTGTCCTGGAAAATCTGGCATAACCACATCAAATGAGACTGGTTTGCCTGATCGGATTAGAGATGATTGATATTCAGTTATAACTTTTATAAATGTAAAAAAGAATTGTGTGTAAACTTTATCATCGGTCAATGGCACTGCAATGGCAAGTTTGACCCCATATTTTTCCTGCATCCTGTCACGTTTCCGGTTGCAATATGTTTTAAAATCATGAATCTGCTTATCTTCTTTATATGCAAACTGATATCCTTCATCATCATCTGCAGTGGCATTGATAGGATGATTGTGCAGCACTCTTGATTTCTTTGCCCGAACCCATCTACCCATTTCCTCTGCAATATCTTTCAGTTCATTGTCACACCAGCAATGTTTATATTCAGTTGAAAAAAAATAACCACCCGGAATATGATCAAGCATTTTTTTATGCGCCATCCAGTGTGCAATTGGATTGCCATTTTTTAGATCTCTTATATCCTGGGTATTGAGTCCGACAACACCCCAACCATCTGGCAAAGTTTCCATGGCATCAATGGCATGTTTTAGAAAATCTTTTTCAGGAATTGTGTCATCCCCCAAGAACATGACAGTGTTAAAATTTGCCATGTCAGTCAGTTTTTTAACCATTCCGGGGCAACCGACTTTATCTAAATCAAAGGCTGTTAAAATCTCAAATTGTTCATCTGGCACTCCAGCATTTTGCTTTATCGCCTGGATACATCTTTTAGCGCCCTCCTGTCTTATCACCGGAATAATAATTGATACTTTTTGCTCCATTAATTTGCTCCCTTTTTTAGCTTCTTGCCTTTTCAAGTAAAACATTATAGCCAACAGAATACCCCTGCACTGGTGGCACTTGTGAATAATCATTATTCGGGTTAACCATGTCTCTTTTAAATTGCAAATGTCGCCATCCTGTTACCGTCAAAATACAATTATCAAACATGATTTTTAACGATTCCAGAAGGTTGCCTGCTTCAAGGGCAGAATTGTTTTTACTAAAAATATTAAACTGAATTAAAAAATTTTCATGTTCATCTGAAAAATCTAAATCATCAACATCAGAAACGGAGAAATAAACACAATATGGAAACGTGGCCTGCTGCGGTGCTACATTATGATACATCCGTCCCGAAACATCGTTATAAAAACCGGCTGTGGTCGTAGCTGAAAAATGGTTAAAAATACCTTTAAATAAACTGTTCATTTTATCCTGTCTTCATCCAAGAATCTAAATCGTCTTGAAACATTTTGTTTGCCTTTCTTCTATTTTTTTTTAAAGCCGGTCTTAAAAAAGGTTTTGCTTCATCTTTAAAGGTTCCCATCTCCAAAAAGCTGGCATGATAAGGTTCAGTCCATTTCTTTGGCCCCTGGCAATAAACCAGATAACCGCCATTTTTGAATTTACTTTTTTCAACATAAAATTGATTTAAAAGCCCTTTTTCAGTCGTTGTCTTAGCCTTGCTTTTTAAAATCTTTTTGGCATCTTCCATTACAATATCAGCTATTTTTTTGCTGACTTTTGCGACAACGCTATTTGTGGCCTCAAGAATATCATCCGCAAACCATTCGACAGTCATCAGAGATCCTCCGTGCAGAGCATATCAAGCACCTTGTTTCGTTCTTCAAAATTCAAGATTGAAACAATATTAAAAACACGAGCACCAAAAAGTATCCGATTTTTTGAAGTAATCCCGGATTGATACCGAATTCTTATTTTATGGGTAATAACTTGCTCAAGCTTCATACCATCAAGTCTTTCTTTTGCACTTGTCGGCCATATTGCCGCCGGAACTGATCCCATGCCGGATACTGAATCCCAGGAAAGTGTTGAACCACCCAAACCATCCGGTGTTTCAGTCTGCACCTGGATGTCAACTCTATGTCTTAGGTTCCCTGCCCTCAAAAAACACCCCCGAAAAGCTTATATGGCAAAAGCAAATTCTCAAAAGTTCTCAACTTATGGCTTGAAATTCCAAAATACTCAGTTTCCCGGTTTTCAAATAGATCAGAAATGGTCAATTTGATGGCGTGCCTTATTGGTTCTGGCACTGCCATACCAAGACATGTCCATGTAATATCATTGTCAACAACCGTATCGCCTATTGTCAGAGGCCAAGTTGGTTCCGTGCTATGTGATGTACCAACATTACCAGCTTGATAAACAAGACCGTTTTCCGTAATAGGCATGACTATATTATTTTCAGAATAACCTGTGCCTACCACCCATGTTGAACCGATATAATACCCACATACAAATTCTATTTTGATAGGATTGTTCGGATACAGGGTGCCTGTCGGCCATGATTTTTGATATCCAAGTTCAATTATTCCAGGCTCGCTCTGAATATCGACTATATAATCATCTGCAGAAAAAGTTGATTCATTCCCGTCCTCATCTTTGTATTTGATACTACTCACACTCTGCAGACGGCCAAATGGTAATTTGAAAGACGTACCCAGTGGCCATACATCAAGATAATTTTTCCACGTCTGAGTAACCAAGCGCCTGTGTAAAAACTGTTCAGCTTTTGCCGTGGCAGCAATGATCAGGCTTTTGACATAGGTATCGTGAGTCGTCTCTGATCCGATCTCACATTGTTTTTTTGCTTCTGTCAAAGTGATTGGATATGCTGCCGGTGCTGTTACGAGTTCAGTTTTCATTTTCAAGTTGCTTCTGGATATATTTATTTTCATTTATTGCACCGACCATTTTTATCCTTTGATCCATAAGAGATTCAATCTCAGCGCTGATTTTTTCATGGGCTGATATCAATTCCTTTTCCCTTTCTTTTAATGTTTTAATATCCATTGAAATTATGATGCAGCATAATATGGAACATATACTTTTGTTCCATCTACATTAATGTTAATCCACCCTGTTTCTGCTGTGGCGCTTGGATCAATACTTGAGGCATCTCCGGCTTTAAGGTCAATCATAACTTTTTCTGCAGTCAGATCAATTGAAGCACCTGCACCAAATACAAGTTCATCAGCGCTTTCGTCCCACAGCATATAGGCTGAAGCAGTTGCACCAAAAAATTTAACATCAATTCCGTCATCATCTACACCAAAGTGCATCGCACCTGTACCTGTAAAAACAAGGTTACCACTTGTCCATTTTGATTTTAAGTTTGCTACTGGCATGATTAATTCTCCGTATTTTAAGGTTTTTAAGGGAGCGGTTCCCCCTTGTTTATTTTTTAACTGCTTTTTTCCGGTTAACGGCCTTTTTTGAAACAGCTTTTTCTTTTTTGGGTTTTGGCTTTGGTTTTTGTCTATCAAATAAAGCCATAAAACCTTTATCTGGGTTCGCCAAGCCGCTATTCATCATTGCGAATGCCCTTGAATCAGAAACATTTGCCGTGATACGATCAGCTGGCCAGTTCAAAGCCTTTCTACCTTTCTGAGTTAATCGAATTTGCATTTTAAAGTCCTTTCCCGGCAAGTAAAAACCTGCCGGGATTAAAAAAAGTTTCTAAAATCAGTCAGTAATTGCAGACGGAGGTAAATCGCTTGAATAACGCATTTCAAGGAAATAGTTGACACTGACAAAATTGGTTGCTTGGCTTGAGTCATCGATATCACAGCCGAGTACGTCATAATCGCCCAGTGTGGCCGGATCAATCTGGAAAACCATCATTTTCTTTTTGATGGTTGCCGCAACATCGCCGGTAACGGCATCAGTTTGCCTGGTAAGGGCATCAAGTGTGGCTGTATCTTCATTCAACCACCATGGGACAGCAGTTCCAAGAGCAGCAGCGCCGGTTCCATCAACTGCGGTTGCCCGTTTCGGATCAACACCGGTTGCATGTCCAACTGCCTGGGTAAAATTCAAGACTATCCACGCACGTTTGACATTTTTCAAACTGACATAATCGCAAGTAACCCCGCCATTAGTTGTGACAGGTCCACCAGATGCATCGATAATTTTTAAGTATTCTGGAAGTGTTAATAACATTTTATTATTCTCCTGTGATTGGAAATTTTAATTATATCCAACATCAATGTTTTTATTGATGCTGGACATAATCCTCAATTTTAATTTTAAATTATGCTCTTTCGGCAATTCTGACGAACGGGCTTACTGTGCTTGAACTCCCCTTAAATGGAGTAATAGGGCTGACAAGCCTTGGTTGTCCGTCAAAGTAATAAACAAAACGGAAAGTGGTCTGAGAATAATCAAATTTAAAATGAATACTGGAAGCCTCATTAATATCGCCATAATCGACACAAAGATATTGACTGAAATCACATAACCATAGATCTCCGGCATCACCCAAAGATTCAGCTTGTTCAATGAATACAACAGGGAAACCTTCCATAGAGCCTTTTTCACCTGGCCTGCGTGGAGGAATATACATTCTTGCCAGTTCCCCACCTGTACCGATTGCGTATGCCATGGATCGTAATTCTTTGTAGCAATTCCGATTTGTAAGCCAAACAACATTTCCATCGCCGCCACGGAGATAAAACCGCATCAGCATTTTAAGAACATTATCTGCAAGAATGGTATCTGCCACCTGATCTGTCTCTTTGGCTATACTGATTTTACAATCAGTATTTTTAAGACCAAGCGCTTGACCTGCGCCAGTTCCTTCCATAACCAAATCCTGAGACTTAAAGGCAAATTCCTCTGTGAAAAGTTGCCGCATTTCTTGACCCAGGAAGGTAGCATTCATCAAAATTTTATCAGAGGCATAATACAACCCTGTCATTCTTTCAGGAGCAAGTTTGATTTTCTGGAATTTGGTTTGGCTGGAAGTCATCTGAGAAAGTTCCGCATCAGTATAAACACGAACTCCACCGCCGCGTGATCCGTCCGCCCGGCTGGTTTCGTCAATACCGACGATCTCAAGAGATTCAGAACCGGTCAAAGTTCTTTTATTACATCTTTTTAGAACTTCTGAATTGTTGAAACCGCTTGTCATCAGGTCTATGGAGGTTTCAGACTGTAGTAAAAAACCGCCTTCAGATCCTACACCCTGGATCATCCCCGTTCCAGCTGCCCTGGATTCTTCGGAAAAAAGAGGCTTCATAGAACGTTCTTCAAATTCTTTTGAAACCGGTTTCCCCTGTCTCTTTTCAATCAAAGTCATGGCTCTTTTGGTGTTTTGTTCAAGCCTTGATCTAGCCTCAGTTAAAGGTAGGCCACGAATACCGTTAGGATCAGTTACAGCAGCAACATCACACATCTGCTGACCGAAGGCTGCAGAGTGAGTGCCACGATAAATCGGCTGATCTTCAATGGTAACTATACCGTCATCAAGATCGTCAAGATCAAAATCATCTCTGGTTTCAATTTCCATGGCTCTTTTTTCAGCATCAATGTCCTTGGTCAGAGTGTCGATCTCTGTCAAAATTGCATCGCGTTCAGTCCGGTTGTCGTCTGTCAAATCTTCCGGTTTGATGGCTCTGATTGTTTTGAGCTTTGCCATTGCTTCCCGAAATAGTTTTTGTAAGCGTTCTAATTCATTCATCGTTTAAGTCCTTCCGCGGTTCTTTCCGCGCTAAGAATGTCAATTTTTAAATTAACTTTTTCATCCAATGCACGGTTCGCCGTGTCTTTTGCTCTGTTCACAGAGTCTTTTTTTATATTATCTAATGATCGAAGGGCCACTTCGGTATCAGGATAAGCCGGAAAGGTCACAGGAGAAACATCAAAAATATTGTCTACTTCTGTAATGGTTCTTATTGGAACATCCTTATCCAAGTCCTTCCATTCATCAGATTTGATATTAAATCCAAACGATTGCTGCGTGATATCACCCCTTTCTATCGGTGACAGAACCATATCTCTAACCAATTGTGTGTCAGGCGGAGTGACGGACATAAAAAGCCCTTTTTTGTCTTCTTTTAGATCTAATGTGCCGGCAGATATCCTGCCAAGAATAATATTTGAATCGTGGTTAAACAGCGCCCTGACATCAGAGGTTTTTAGAGACTTTTTAAACGCACCTGGGGCGATACGTTCTATAAAACCCATGTCTTCTGAATTTTTATTAAAAACTGCAGCATAACCCTCTATCTTAGGCAAATTATCGCCATCACGCAGAACTCGGAGTTCTGCGGTTTTTAAAATCCTTATTTCTTTTTTAAGTTTTGGCATAACATCTCCTCAAACGCTTAAATAACAATCGCACCCTTGATGTAATGGAGGATGCGCTTTTAAACCTCTTATTTTCATCGGGCCATTCACCCCATCAGGGTTTAATTCTTCACCATCATTCACAAAATTCTGGCCGGTAGCCACACGTTTACCTCTTAGACTTGTACAATACGGGCATGTTTTTCCTCGTATACGCCAAACAGTAGAAAGACCGACACCAAAAGCAACCGCCTGATAAATAGCATTTGAATTTCTAACAGTTTCATTTAATGCTATTTTATCAGCCCGTTTTTCTTCCCATTCATCAACCCGCTCCTCAAGCAAATCTATATTTTCTTTAAGCAATGATGAGAGTTGACCAAGTGAACTTTCAATGTGTCTTTCTGAATATCGGTTTATATAATCATCAATAAATTTTTCCAGATCTTCTGATATTCCGACATCAATGCCCATTTCATCAGCAGAGGCAGCTTGTATTGCCTCTGAAAAACTCCTTATAACAGGGCCAACTTTGGATTTTATTTCTGCGGGCAATTTTCTATAGAAACTATCAAGCCAAGACTGCATGTCACTGTTTGCTCGATTTTTACGCTGTTTGTTAATCTGTCCTTTTACTGCAAGCCCTTCTTTGTTTACAATAGATTGTGCAGCACGTTGGAAAAGAGGATAATATTGTTTTGATATTCGATCTCTAACCAGAATAGAATTTTTTGCCCGATACTCCCTGAAAGCCTTATCTTCTTTTTTGGGCTCATTGTTTTCTTTGGCAAATTCCCCGGCCATGTTCAAAGGAATCATGTTAAGCTGGACAAAATGCTGGTCTCCACCCTCAATTGGATTCATATTTTCTTTTGCAAGAATTTTATTTGGAGATAAAGCACCCACCTGAAACATTTTTCCATAAAATTCACCACGAGCTTGAGAATCACCTCTTAAAAGACCATCAACCAAAAATTCAGCAAACAACCCCTGTATTCTTTCTTCCCGGGTCAAAAGCTGTAAGGAAATATTTTGTTCCCATCTGATAATCCAATGCATAAGGCACGAGTCAACATATCCAGAATTTTCCTGTTCTAAATTGTTATGGTTTGAATTCTGATCATGAATCGCAACCTTATGAGGGGGAACATGGTACATGCCGCAAATCTCAGTTTTTTGAAATTTTCTGGTTTCTAAAAATTGACTATCATTTAACGGCATGGTCATTGGTTTATATTTAGCCCCACCTTGAGCAATCATGATAGTGTGAGATTTACCAAGGCCTGTATAACCTTCTTTCAACGTCTTTTTGAATGATTCTTCATTGTCTCCAAGATACCCATCCATTTCATACACACCGGCTGGATGTGTTCCTTGACCAAAATAAAGAGAGCCAAACTCCTCAGTTGCCATGCCAAGTCCAATGGTTTCACGCGCCAAACCAATTAACGACATACCAACCAAACCGTTAAAACCAAACCCTGGGATATGGAAAATATCTTGCTTCCGTTTTCGTTGCCGGCCTTTTTCTGGATCGTTCCATTCATAAAAAATAACACCCCGCTTTGATTTTTTGATTGAAACAGCACCAGGTGTTACGGGTATCCTGGCCAGAGATAGAATCTCCCCCTTATATGGTGCTCTTTTTATCTCAGAATATGTATTGCCCCATGTAAGCAAATTATTTTGTGCAGATTCTCGAAAATTAAAAGATGTTGTACTTGGATTAGGTGCATTATGCAGGATATCTGAGAGTGGGTGGTCTAAAACTCGTTTTTTGCTTCCATCCTTACTCCGCTGATATAAAATAAGTGGCAACCGGGCAATATCACCGGAAATAAGAGAAACACAGGCAAAAACAGTCAGATACTTAAGAGCAGTTTCTTCATTTACCGTTGTTCCTGCTTTTGTCGGCCCACCGGTTACACCGTACCAGAAATCATCATATGCAGTGAGTGATCCGCCACCGATAATGCTGCTCCGTAATAATTTGCTGAAAATTCCCATTTATTATCTCATTTTTTATTTTTTCCCAGAATTGATCGCAAAACTCCAAAATTAAGGACTATAACGCCAATTGTTACTGCAAAAATACCCGGATTTTTCAATAAAAAAAGGCCATATCCAACAAGGATACAACCCAAAAGTATTAAAACATCGCTATAATCTATATTTTTAAAAAATGCCTTCATTGAATATTATAAAGACATAAGACATGGAATATTACAATTAAGATTATCTATATATAGATTTTTGTTTGTTTTTGTTGGTTTTTAGCTGTTAATCGTTCCTCTGTGACATCTTCAAACCCACAATATTGACACTCATATTTTCTTATCCGCACATTTTTACCAAACGGCCTGGAATCAATAATTTTTAATTTTTTATCACACTCTGGACAAATCATCTTAACCTTCCTTTGCTCCTTTATAAAAATATTGGCATCGGTTGTTCTTTTGTTTCTTCAATATCTGGTAATTCTGCACCATTCATTGCCATGGCCATCGCAACCGTACCGTCAATGCGTCCGGTTGATTTATGCTTTTCAAATTTGCGATTTCCAGCCGGGTCTTTGTCAACAACAGTATTAGAAACGCACATTGTTAAAACAGCATTACCGCCATGCCTGGCCCTGGATTCTGTGAACACATCCTCAACGGCCTCGATTGCTGGGTTCATGTCTTTATATCCCTGCCCATGAGGAACTAAACAAAGGCTTTCATCACTTTCAGGCTCTTCTTTGTCTTTTATATGACTTTCACACCCTATTTTATCTAATGCCTTTTGAAAGTCCTCTATTCTCCACCTATCAAAGCGTAATTCATCAATATGATGTAATACATGTAATTCCTGAACTTTTAAGGCAATATATTCATAATCTATGGTTTTTCCTGGTTTTGCTTCAATTAATCCCTGTTTAACCCAAATATCATATGGCACCCGGTCTTTTTTCTTGTGAGCCTGAATCATATCGCCCGGTTTCCAAAAATAAGAGAATAGGTTGTGTTCAAATTCCCAAAAGGCATCGATGACCAAAGCTGAAAGGTCGTTTTTACCTGACAAGTCAAGGCCTGCTGTTATCCTTCCTTTTGACAATGCATCTATTTTTGGCAATGCATTGTTATCATTCCATGCACCAAGGGCCATAAAACGGGCGGTTGCTGCTACCCTTTGGTTTAATCTAAGGTTTCTAAAACCGGGCTCAGAAGATGGCATATAGACTGCCATTCTCGCAAGTCCCATAAAATCCCTTAAATCAAGGAAATCTCCAAGTGCCGGGTTAGATAATTTAGCAGCCTCCATATTTGTTAATTCATAGATATTTCCGTCTTCGTCTTTTTCGGGGGTAGTGAAAAGAAAAAGCTCAACGGTTGGGTCATCCTTACCTTCAGTTAAAGCATAGTCAATTTCTTCTGATAAAATAGCCTGGTCATTTTCTGCCTGGGTAGATATTATCAAAAGCAACGGCTCTGCATGAGCGCCAAAACCTTGAACAAGAGTATCATAATATCTTCTGTCTGCTTCAAATTGCGCTAACTCATCAAAGACAAGAATGGCAGGACTGATACCATGTTTTGATTTTGCCTCGGCTGATAAGGCTGAATATTTTGATCCGGTTCTTGAACCCACAACCTCTTTTTTTGAAGTCCTTATATTTGTATTATCTTTTAACTCTTGATCATACTCGATCATTTTAACCATGTATTCAAAAGTTAATCCAGCTTGCTCCCTTTCATATGCAGCAGAATATATCTGCTCATTTCTTTTCCATTCTGGACCTATAAGATGACAAAGAATAATTGCAGCTATTAATGGAGTTTTTCCGTTTTTTTTAGCCATGCTGCAAATGGCTTTTCTTACAACCCTGAAACCGTCCGCCCATTGCGGTGAATAGATCTTATAAATTATATCTTTTTGCCAGGGTCTTAAAATAAACGGGCGCCCTTCGTGTTTTCCTTCAGGAATTGTTAAGGTTTCTATAAATTTGATTACACGTTTGGCTCTGGTTTTATTTTGGGTTATTTGCATTGGTTATTATTTTTCACCGAATCCTTATCCTCAATACTTGCAGGTTTTAATTTAATTTTCATTTTTAAATCCGCCTAACAATCCAGACCGTTTTGATTTTGGTTAAATTATTATTTCCAAAGCCTTATTATTCGTGTCCTGCATTGTTTCTATGATAAAATAATAGTCAAAATCGTATAGGTCTTTATTATTCTCAAATACGATCTGCTCGGCCATGTTATTCATGGAGTAGTTCATACTTCCCTCAAACTGATAAAAATTATTTCCACACCTGGCAAGGGTGATTTTTAAATGGGACCAAACCAAAATAAAGGAAATATCAAAACCAGATTCAGAAAGCTTTTTCATTTGATTTATCAGGAAATTTAAATGGGATTCGTTCCTGAACCGGTTGGAACTGGCAAGGAACAAATTAAACTTTTTTATTTTACCGGCTTTTATGAGTGGCTCTATAATGTTGAAAGCATCTTTATTAAAAGAATATGTGGCAATGGTCAATTCATCAATTGAGCCGTGCTCTTTCAGGATACGCAAAACCAAAGTTATCATGTTTACCTGCTGCTGTGTTCTGATTCGGAATTGTTCCCCAGGGAGCGGCAATCTTAAATCATCAAAAACTTTTACAAGCATTTTGATAATCTTTTTTGATTTTATTTCAAATATTCTCATCTCTTCAAGGAAGATTCTGACCTGATCGTTGTATTCAACTTTCTGGTTCACCTTCTCCTTTTTGGCTTTTTTCATATCCAAAACAGATGCCCGCTTTAATTTAATTTTCATTTAATCCACCCAATAACCCGGCCCGTTTTGATTTTGGTTTTGAGACTGATCCTTTTATTCCTCGGTTTACGGTTGTGTTGTTGACAGTAATTCCCAATTTTGTTGCCAGGGCCGTCGCAGATGCTTGGGCCTTAAATGCAATATTGATATATGGGTTTTCTTTAATGACACCATTTTTCTGTTCGATGATTTCGCCAGACACTTCGACTTCATGATCTGCTTTTTTTTGTAATACACAAGCGGTGCAATACATTCTTAATAATTCCCGGTGCTGGGGTCTGAAATGACCAACAGGGTAGGCATTAACAACTGTTTTCCATACATGCCGTGCTTTAGAGGAAAGCCCCTTTGGTGGTCTTAATCTTTTTGGAATTATCGGTTTTAATACCTTTATGTTTGTTTTTGGTTTTGGGCCTCTTTTTCCCATTGATTGACCTCCTGCTCTGTCTTGATAAGGGTTTTAAAATTATATATAAAAACGTCGATTATTTTTTTCAATATGTTGTTTTCCTCTTAATGGCAGGTTTGGGAATAAAAGATTTTTCGCGTGTTCATATTTATGTTTTTTAACATCGCATGTTTTACATATGTCTTTGGATGTATATTCCACTTTCACCCCCTAAATTTACTGTTTACTAATATTGAGACTGCAGCTACGCTCACGAAAGCCTTAATCTCTATGGATTTACACCCCCCTCCCCCTCATTCCAAGGGTGATCATCATCAAGAGGTAGCCCATCAACTCTGCATCCAGGAGCAAAACCCCTCGACTCCTGGAAAGCCTTAACTGAATCGTGACAATGCTTACAAAGTCCCTGCCAATTATTCCTATCCCAAAACAATTTTCTATTTCCTTTATGCGGTACAATATGGTCAACCACATCTACCTCACTGGTCTTACCTTGCTTCAAGCATTCTTGACACAAAGGGTGTTTTCTCTTAAAACCCTCACTGGCCTTTTGCCATCGATAGGTATAAAGATACTGCCATGGTCTTTTGTTTAATGTGCTCATTTTCTATTTTTCTTATCAGCCATCAACCCACCTCTTTTAATGCTTCAATCATCATCCAAAGAGCCTGCTTTCTGGGTGTACGGAGATTTATGCCAGCTTTAACTTTCAATTTTTCATAAATATCTGTGTGGTCTGCAAAATCCACAACAATCCTGGTCTGCAGCACCTTTGGTTCTGCTGGTACTGGATCTGATATCTTTATTTTTGTGGGTATGATCCCGTCGTCTTTTTTTTTGATTCCTTCATCCAGTGAAGAATATTCAGACCCACGGCACACTTTACAATCCTTTGTTAATTTGTCAGCTGCTCGGTTTGCAGTATCAAAATGATTTTGATCAGCTGGTAATGGTTTCTTGCAAGTGTTACAGAATTTTTCTTTCATGGGTTCTCCTTTCAGATGTTTTTCATATAATTTTTTCCCAATTTCACAATCGGTACAGCCTTCATATTTCATACACGATTGAGCCCCACCAAATCCCCAGGCTCCTTTCCCTGAATGCTTTGCTAATATTTCCATTCTTGTAATACAGGTTTTGTCAGGGATGTCAGCTTTGTATTTTTCACAATGAAGCATGGTTTTTTCCTTCCATTTTAAGAGCTTCTATGGCCACCGCCCCTTGATCAAGCAAAACGATTTCTCTTGTTGCCCATTTTTCTTGGTCAGCGTAGAATTTTAATGCATGATAATATTTTTCATTCATTTTCAGCGTGTTATTTAATAATTTCTGCACGACCTCAAAAGCATCCTGATAATCAACATCTCTCTTCAAAATATATTTCCCCTTTAACAAGTAGAACGTCTGTTTTTTTACAGTTCCATCGCCGGGCTTTCCCGCCACGTTTGACTTTTAATTTTCGCCATGAATGGATACATAATTGATTGCCTGCCTCAAGCCATGCCCTTGTATATTTCTGAAATTCTCCGGCAATTTTTTTGCGGTGGCTGGCAAGATCGGCTCCGGTTACCTGCACCCCTAATGTGCATCCAACATCCAAAACAACCAGGTCAATGATGTTGAATAAGTCAATTTTCTTTTTGGCCCAGGGATTGTAATACTCAACCTTCCAGTAGAGTGATCCCTGTTCTCTTAGTTTTTTAGTTGTTCTTTGTAGGTGACTATTTGCCATTTTGTTTTTCTTTATAATTATTTAACCCAGTTTTCATAATTTAAAGCTTGTTCTTTAGTCTCAAAATACATTAACTTGGCTCCATCTTGTTGGTATGCAATTTCCATATCAAACAAATAATTAGCGTGCATTTCATCATTGACTATCAAGCCTTCTTGGGCTATTTCTTGACATCGTTTACAGCAACCAACATCATTGCGATAAATTCTCTGTCCGATTTTATCTATAAACCATTGCAGTCTTTCCATTTTCTTTTTCCCATTCTCTTCTGATCTGACAATCCCCCGGGCAATCTACTGCACCACCACGTTTGCCTTTAAAATGCGCTTTTCCATAGCATTTGCCGGTGGTCTTGCACCTGGCCGGGCAGTATGGGTTTTGAATTTTCCCCATTATTGCATAACAGGCTCATAAGTTGCCTCAAGCATATCGGGTTTACATGGGTATAATTCCCCTTTAATCCCTTTGATGATCCAATCGCCCATATCAGCTTTCATATCTCCCTCAAGGGTATGAATGACCGCAGACATATCCATCAAGAAATCTATTTCCCGTGTTCCGGTATTAAAAGTAAGGATCTCTTCTCTGTTTTCGCCTGTCCATTTGATAGCGTTTATTACTACTGGTCTTTTTCTGAATTTTGTCATTTTAAATCTCCTGTAATTCAAACATTCCACGTTTTTTATTAAACAATACTTTTTCCTCAGTGCCTTTTGCTCCCTGCCTGTTTTTAGCAAGAATGATTTTGGTTTGAGATTCATCTATGTTTTCATCATAATAGCCGGGTCTAAATATAAAAAAGATCAGGTCTGCATCCTCTTCAAGCATTCCTGTTTGTTTTAGATCTGACATTTCAGGAGTTTTATTTTTCCTCATTTCCACGTTTCTGTTTAGCTGACACAACAACCCTATTGGCATCCTTAACTCTTTTTTAAGCAAAGCGATTGCGGCACAATTATCTGTATAAACTTCAAACTTACTTTTTTTAGAATCACCACGGATTTTTGATAGCTGATCTATGAATATAATTTCACAACCCATTTTCTTAAACTTGCGGCATTTACGTTCTACATCCTGAATGGTGCAGTCCGCATCATCAATGTAAATTGGCAGTGTTGATAAAAAATCTGCTGAATTTGTAACAGCCGACATAGATTCATCACTTAATGATTCTTTTGCATAAAAACACAATGAATTCACATTAGATTCTATACTTATCAGCCGGTCAGATAATGATTCTTTATCCATCTCGATGGAAAGGAAACCAACCTTAACTCCTCTTGTCGCCAGGTGTTTTGCAATAGACAATGCCAGCGCAGTGTTATGTGTTGTTATATAGTTATTTGTAAGATATAAAGCTTTTTGATGGTCAACAGATATACATTGACATTTATAATCACCAGCATGTACGATTGATTCTATATTCAATCTACGTGTAAATTTTTTCTTAACCACTCTTTTCTTTTTATGGGGGATTGTCACGAAGGAATCATAGCCTTTAAAACTGATATAAATATTATATAATACTCTCCCAACTTTTTTAATTCCTTTGTATTTAAAATAAGGTAGCCTTGATTTTAAAGATGCGTATGCACCTAAAGAACGGGCAAGTTTTTGAAAATCCAAAGCCAATTGCTTACTCGATGTTGAATAAGTCATAGAACCATTCTTTTCTACAGTACCATCAGTATCTATTAAACCCCTTATCAATTCTAATCGACTTTCTTTAGTGGCTGATAAATATTGTTTTGGGATAAATTTTTCATAAGATCTTTTCCCTCTCAACCCTAAATTATCTATATTTTCTAAAAGTTGATTGCTTTGTCCTCTTGGTGTCACAATTCTATATGTAATTTTTTGATCTAACTTTAAATTAGCACCAAGCAACATTGGTTTAATTTTTTCTAAAATATGTTCATAAGATGTTGTTAATTTAATACCACTTGTTAATCCACCGTCACCCAACAGCACCCCAAGTAAATATGGATGAACTAAAATGTTATTATCTATTCCAAAATCTCCAGTATGATTTGGGATATATATACGTTTTCGATATCTTTTATATTTTAATTTTCTTATTAACTGTTTTGTTGTCAACACTCTTGGCTTATCCCATTCACGATACATAACTTCCCATTGGTGCTCAAGCCCTGCTTTAACACATCTACCATCACTAAATTCAATCTCATACACAGGTTTAATTCCTTGTGGAAAAACCCCTACCACTTTTGATTCTTTACCATCTATTGATGCAACTTTATCCCCGACCATAACATCCCCCATTTTTTTAAAGGTTCCGTTATATAGTAACACATCTGAGCATAAAGTCAACTCTTTTCCCATCCCTGGCCTTGCAGCAATGAGAAATAGTTTAGAACCATACATATTTGTGTAATCATCAAGAGTTGGGAGCCCAAACCTTAAACCCATCTCTATTTCTTGAGACTGTGCTTTTTCAATTCTATCTACTGCATCCAGCATCAAGGTCTCCATATCCCATATTTGGTCTTGAGAAGAAGTTGTCTGGATTTCAAGAATGGATTTCTGCGCCTGATTTATATAATCTTCCACGTTAGAGACTTTAAACCCTTGCTCTATTATCCCTGATGCTTTGTTTATTAATTTTCTTACAACGGAAAGATCCTGAATAATCTTTCCGTAATGTTTAATATTTACTGCCACCGGAGCAGCATCAGAAATTTGAGCCAAATAAGCAGCACCACCAATTGATTCTAACTCTTCTTTTTCTTTTAACCGGGATGCAATAGTAACCAGATCAATAGGTTCTTTTTTTTTCTTTAAATCCAACATAGATTTGAAAATAATTTTATTTGCACTTTTATAAAAATCATCTGGCTTGAGAGAATCTATGTCTTCAAAACCATCGTTACTCATAAACAAAGCAGATAATACTGATTCTTCAGCATCGATGTCTTGTGGTGGTAATCTATTATCCAGGTTCATAATAAAGCTCTCCTTTTTTCTTCGGCTATTTCCTCATCTGTTCTGAAATTATAAATATTACTTGGGGTAACTTTCCCAAAACTTATAGAATTACGAATCCAAGTTTGATATGCAGCATACCAAGATTTATATTTTGTACCCTTGGCTTGATGATGTAGTTTAAAAGCTTCAAATTGATCTTCTGCTTGTTCCTTGTTTAATTTTTTTGATTTGGCATAATCTATATGCTCTGGTTGGATTTCATATTTTTTAGGAATAAATGTTTTTATTTCAAAGATACCAAGAGACTTTTCTTTATATATTTCTTTTGTCTTTTGTATAGTGTCTTTTGTATGTGTCATTTTTGACACTACTTTTTGCGCATTTTTGACACTACCAGTGTCATTTTTGACACTACTTACCCAACTCTTATAACGCTTATTAAGCCTGTATTTAGATGTTAAAATAGTGTCATTTTTGACACCACCTTTTTCCACATAAATTAGATTTTTATTATTTAAGCTTTTTAATGCCCTTGCAACAGCCTTACGGTTTAATGACGTGGCTTTTACGAATTGAGACAATGAAATAGCATCTGTTTTTTTGTTGTACCCATAAGTCTTTCTAATAATGAATAAAAGACACCTGATTTCAGAGCTTGGTAATTTGTATTTTATCAAGGCTTCCATTAATTCATTTGCAATGGCTGTATACCCATTTTCCTTTTGCGGAGTAAGCATTTAGATCCCTGCCGAATCCAGATGTATTCCAACTTTTGCTAATGTCAGCAAAGAGTGTTCAAATTTATGACATTTGCTGCAAAAGGTGATCAATTCACTATCGTCATATTCCCACGGGGCAAATCCAAAATGATAAACAAGATGGTGAATTTCAAGAGTCTCTTTATCCTCTTCACAGCAAGTACATTTCCAACCATCTCTTTCAAGAATTTTTAAACGTTTTTTTTGCCATCTGGGGTCTTTTAATTTGTCAGTATATGTTTTTTTTCTAACTGTTACTGTGCTCATTAGTCACCCTCTCTTTGTTAAAAGTTAATTCCTGGATTGCAACCTTGACGGTTTCGGCAGGTTGCTTCTTGGGTCTTCCAGGATAGACCTTCATGAAAGGAGGTGATCCATGAAATATGTCCTACGCATATGTTTTTTCCTTCTCGTAAAAGAGATGTTTGTTTTTAAGACTTCCATGATCCGCATGACACTCAAAACAGCAAGTAACCACATTCTTATCCTCATAAGTTCCACCCTGGCTGCCGAATATTCGTCTGTGCATGTGCAATGGTGGTTGATCTTCTGAAAATTTCCTATCGCAATACTGGCAGCGGTATCCGTCACGTTCAAAAATTCTTATTGCTTTTTTATGCCTGGGTGTCATTTCTAATCATCCAATAATCGTACATATTCATCAGTCCCCAATCCAACCAAGGCAGCATGCCGCCTTAAAGCATCTGCGATAAAAGCATGAGATTCAGGCTGATCACAATTTGCATAAGCAAGGCTTTTTGGCACGAAATGTACTTGATTCATTTTGCTGTCATGGATTATTGATTCAACAAATCCACACCGGATCTTGGTTAAGAAATTAACCTTGCCCTGGGTGTCTATGTTAGAGTTAAAATTCATGTTTGCAATGTATGTGCAGGAGCCTTTGTAACAGCACAATTCCCTGTATGCCCGTTCTTTTCGTATACCTTTGATGTGAGACTGCAATGGTTGATTCGCCGGATAAATCTGCACCTTTCTGACATCGTTGTCAGTCATGGCTTTCATCCAGGGGCCGGATGTGCGCTGAATCATGATATCAACTGCCATTATACATATACCTCTTTGCCTGTAATTTTTTGTATTTCAGCCTTGAATTGTTCAGGATTCCCATTGTTGCCGCTGATATGAATTAAGTGTATTTGTTTCACGCTCGTAAGGTCATTTGATCTAAAAAACTCTTTCACGTTTTCCAATGAAAAATGTGACCTAATTATCCTGTTTCTAACCTCTTTTGGTGTGACACCAGACTTGATATTTTCTTCCAACAATTCCTTTTCATAATTGCACTCAATCATATAGTAATTAATACCTGAAAATTTATAACGACAATAGTATGTATCTGTTATATAACATAGCTTTTCACCGTTTTTGCTCTGTATCAAAAAACCGTGATTTTCAACGTCATGTTGCAAGGAAAAAGTAAGGATTGAGAATGTTCCGATTTTGATTAATTCTCTTGATTTAAAAGTATGGATTCTATGCCCTGAAATACCAATTTCTTTTTTGGTTTGCTCGGACATAAAACAATCAATTCCAGCTTTTGAAATTTGTTTCACGGCCTTGCAATGATCTTTATGAGAATGTGAAATAAGACAGCCTGAAACGTCACTTAATTTAAAAGAAAAAGCCTCACGGATTACCTGGAAACGGATGCCACATTCTATCATAATGGTGGTTTCACCATCTGATATTTTATAGCAGTTTCCAGACGATCCAGAAGCGTATTTTTTAATATTCAGCATTTAGAATCCAGGCCCCGGTTTTTCAGCCTCTTTTTTTTCCTGGGCTTCTATTTCTGCTTTTTCATCATCAGACATATCAATGTCAATAACTTCATTATTGGCATTTTGGTCTATCTCTTCCTGGGGATTAAAGCCTTTGAAGTCTGCATGGTCAGAAGTCATGGCAGTAGACATTTCTATGGTCATGGGGCCGTATTTTGGTATAATCTGCAACATCATTGTTTTCAATGCCATGGCATCAAAATCAGTTTTCCATGGAGAAGTTTTTGAATTATAACTTTTAGAAAATCTTTTTGCATGTGTTACAACTCTTGCTTTAGTCCAGGCAATAGCTTTTTGAAAACCGTTGATAAGCTCCATATAACAATAATATCCAATAGCTTTTTCACTGGTCTTTTTTCCACCGATTTCAAGAGTTCCCTTAATCCGATCCTCAATCATTTCCTCACCTTCATACACAACTCCTGCATTTAGGTGTTTGTATTGACCAGTACGGATAGCAAGCTGGATATAACCCTTGTAGCCCATCTGAAATTGTGGTTTATTGCCGTATGGAATAACATAAGCAAAACCAAGATTTTTGTTGATGGGCAAATCAAGCCCCGCGGCCTTCAAGGATTCTTTTATAACCAAATTAGGATTACATTTAGCAAGGTTATTATCCTCACCACAAAGGTCAAGAACAGATGTTATAAATGTTCCCGCCTTTTCCCCAAGTCGAGATTCTATCCTCGCTATAACATTCGGGCTAGATAGAGTTTTTTGTATAGCCGGTAAATTTGGTGTCATGCCGCCTTCTCCTTTTTGTTTGATACAGTTAATTCTTTATGATCTGGAGACACATAGAGGCTGATAACCTGGGCTTGTGTATCAATTATTTCAGTGCAGCTCTCCCTGTTATCAACAAATACAGTACAGGCAAACCCATAATATTCTGATAAAGCGTTAATAATATCCAAACCCACCTTGATTTTTCCGGCAGAATTAAGAGCTTCCCATGGCACACCGTTATAAGTTGTGATGCAGGTTTCTTCTATCCCCTGATTAATCAAAACATTAAACATTTTGAAACGAGCCATTTTAAATCGGCTGTTTATTTGATCCTCCAGGAGCTCAACTTTTTGGATGATAAACTTATCAAGCAGATAAAGTTCAGATTCAAGCTTTTCATACTCTGCAGCCAGCTTCTTTTCCTGTTTTTCAAGGTCTGCAATCCGGTCTATGGTTTTTTCAGCAGTTTTCCATTCAGCTTTTTTTTCATTTTCAGAAGAGATACTGCTTTCAAGATCTGCAATGAGTTTTTTTATTGCATCAATCTGAGCCTGGGAGCTGTTTTTTAATGATTTGATTTCAGATTCAAGGTCTGCTTTTTCTTTTGTCAGTTTGTCCGGGATCTCTGCTCCAGCTTCCGGGATAGAAGCAATCTTTTCTTTTTGCTCTGCAAGGGCAGTTTCAAATTCTTTCTTCTCATGATCGATGGAACCGTCAAGCGTGGCCTGTTCTTCATTTAAAAACTCAATCTCTTTTTCCGTGGCCTTAATCTCTTTTGAGAGTTGTTTGATATAATCAGCACTCTCCTTGCCTTTGGCTGTAATATCAGCCAGTGTATCAGCCTTGGCCTTGTTAAACCGCTCTTTGGCATCTTCAATCTGATCTTCCGGCAATTCTTGGTCACAGGTGGGGCATACTTCTTTTATCTCAGGTCTTTTTGAATTCTCTGTGTGCCATTCCTTCCTTTTGTTTTCAATGGCCTCGGTTGCTATTTTAACCCTTTGAGTATCCTGCTGAAGTTGACGTTTGAAATCATCAATCTTATTATCATTTTCACGCTTTTGGGATTGCAAGATTCTCTTTCTTTTATCCCAAGCAGTCTCAAGGATATCAATAACATCAAGGAAAGGTTTTTTTCTCTTTGAAAGGCTTTGGTCTGCACCTGATTTTAATTTGATTATTTCAGCATCAATTTCATTAACCCGGATCTGTTTTTTACTGACCTCTTCATTTGACTGTAAAGATCTGAATTTCTCCTGGTGCTCTGCAAGATCGGTTTTTAATTCTTTCTTAACATTATCATCAGGTTTTACAGCATTCTTGCTGGCTTCCTGGTTTTCTGAAATCCTGACAGGGATCTGCTCAAGCTCTTTGTTTATTTTTTTTTGTTGAGCTTTTGCTTTTGCCCGGTGATCATCAACGGATGAACTGTTAAGGATTTCTGAAAGGCTGGATAATTTCTTGTCAGAGTTGATAACATTCAGGTCAGATACATCCCCGCACATTTCAAGCAATATTTGACGACGACCTTTCCAATGCAGCTGATTAAACTCATGCGGATTGGTGACAAGCTTAAAAGCATTAATATCTATAATCTCAACAATTTTAGAATCATAATCTTTCTTTTTAACCGGCACATCATCAATAAAATAATCGGTGCCATGTCCTTGAAAAACTCTTTTTGTAGACCCCTTTTTTTTGGGATATTTTTCATAAAATCTTTTAAGAAGAACAAGGGATTTGCCATTAAGCAGCAAAGACGCTTCCACCTCTGTTTCAAGCTTGTGGATCTCCTGCCCATTCGTATCAACAGGTTTTAGCTGAAAGTCAGCTTTGCCTTGGCTGTCTTTACCAAACAACAGCCACATAAAGGCATCCTGTAATGTTGTTTTACCAGAAGCATTTTGCCCCCATACACTGACATCATCTCCTCCGGGTTCAAGGGTGAAATTTTTTATACCCTTGAAGTTCTGTAAGCGGAGTTTTTGAATTATTAAATTTTGCATGTATCCTCCTTTTTATTAAATTTCTATTTCAACAGTTCTTTTTATTTCACCTTCAGGCCCCACATACCTTCTAAATCTGATAAATTTTTTTGTTCCAAACATAAAATCATATTTATGCCTGTATTTTTTACATCCATCGGCTAATCTTGGCAGGCTGTGGGTGCATTTCGCAAAAACCCAAAAGCTTTTTTTTTGGTTTTTGATATATGTATCATCTGGCTGGGGCATATCTATTTCCTATGCAACCATGTTATTGAAAAACAGCCGAATCCAAACATTGAGATTCCTGCTGTCCCTGTAAGCAGTTGCTCGGTTGTTGTTTGTGCATCACAGCCTGTCAAAATTAATCCCATAATGGCGATTACTGCGGATATTGCTGTTAAGGTTTGTTTCATTAGCTTTTCCTTTCGGGCAATCGATTCCCAAACCGATATATGCCCTGATTTGATTGAAAGCTGATCAGCCACCACAGATAATCAGCTCTGTTTTATATTATTGGTTATGTTCTTGCCTTAAACCGTTCCTTCCTTGTTTCCATGAGCCGTCGGCATTGCCTGTCGCTGTTTTGTTGTCCTGGATAGGTGTAGTTTCTATTGTATTCATAGTATACGTTGATCCCTATTAATCCTGACTGCTAAGATATTGTTCAGGATTAAAATTATTTTTGTGAAGGTGTTTTGCCATGACTAATAAGATTGCTTGTTTCAGTGTATAATTTTTTTGAAATGCAAATATTGGATTACCTGGGGTGGCGTTTATGGTTTTCATGCAACCTCTTTTGTGTTTATTGGTAATTGTGAAAAAGCCTGCTTGAGTTCTGCTGGACTTGCGTTTTTCCATTGCTGGATTGTCTTGCCTGGGAAGAGTCCAGTCAATCTGGATGCTACTATCCAAGACACTTCTCGTTTACTATTGAGAAGCATTGAAAGATACTGCTCGGTGATCCCTAAAATGTTTGCTATGTATTTTCTTGATGTCATGGTGATTATTTTATGTTGATAATCAACATAAGTCAAGCATTTTTTAACATATAGTTAATTATTTATAAATAGCTGTAATTTTTGTACAAACTTAACATTGACTATAAGTAAAGAGGTAAGTTATGTTAAATATTATGGAAAACGAAATAGAAATTTTCAGATCATATTTAAAAAAACATTTGACACACCCTTAATTTTTTGAGACAATAAATACCGATCAGCCACCACAGCTTGGTCAGCTCTCCTGAAAAGGAGAGCGAAATGAAAGACAATTTAAAGAAAGCCCATAGAGAAACTATCCTTATCTCTGATGGGCTTTTTGTATTTCAAAATAGCTCAAGAGCGTTGCGGAGTAAAACCGCCAATAAAATAATGCACCGGACGAGCCGGTGATCATTACAGGAGGAAAGAGAATGAAAGAGAATTTACTTGTTAGTTTTTCCGGTGGAAGGACGTCGGCATATATGGCACATTGCTTAAAAGAAAATTTTTCAGATAAATACAATCTTGTTTATGTTTTTGCCAACACAGGACAGGAGCGAGAAGAAACATTAGATTTTGTCAATAAGTGTGATAAATATCTCAGTCTTGATCTGATATGGGTTGAAGCTCTTGTCTATACGGAACGTGGGAAAGGTACAAAGTACACTATTACCGATTATGATTCAGCAGATAGATCAGGGGTAAACTTTGAAGCTGTTATCAAAAAATACGGCATACCAAATGTGAACTTTCCACACTGCACAAGAGAGCTAAAGCAAAGGCCCATAAATGCCTACGCTAAAAAAACACTTGGTGAATACACAACAGCTATTGGAATACGTGGTGATGAATACCGGAGAGTCAAGAAAAACCAAAACAAATTTGTATACCCACTTGCTGATTGGGTTCCGGTCACAAAACAACAAGTAAACGATTTTTGGAGTCACCAACCATTCAACCTTGAACTTGAAGATCATCAAGGCAATTGCTCATGGTGTTGGAAAAAATCATTTAAAAAATTATTTATGCTTATAGACGAAACGCCGTGGGTTTTTGACTTCCCTAAAAAGATGGAAGCCCTTCACTCATCGTGTGGCCCTTCTGATACTGCACAAGTTTTTTTTAGGGGTATCAGATCAACAGATGATCTTTTTAAATATCACAAAGAAGACAGGCGAAATCTATTTGATCTTGGCATAGATGACGGATGCTCAGAAAGTTGTGAAATGTATGAAACAGTATAACAAAGGTTGCGGAGTAAATCCGCTTGTATGGAATTACAATAACACAAAATGGAAATGTATTTCATGTGCTGAAAAAGGCACAGCTGAAAAGGGGATATAGATCCGGCATGGCATAAACAATAACAAACTTTTTACGGAGGTCTGCATGAATGGACAGAATCTTCAATCCTTTTATCAATCATTTCTTCAAGAATTTTGGCAGCATTGGCCTGAGTCCGCAACCATTCAATTTGATCAGGCCGCAACTTAGTCGCATAACTGATCTTTTTGTTTTCTTTTTCAGGACGTCCAGCGCCTTCTCTCTTCCCGCCGTGTTTTAATTTATTACTCATCATTCTCCCCAGGGCTTCATATACGGAATTTTTTCCACTTTATGACCTGCCCGGCCTCATGAACCGGGCAGCGTGGAATTGAAATATACTTGCCTGCTGTCGTGAGAGGGGGCTTTAATTAGCCCTCTTTTTTATATAATTTTTCAATACTCTCTTGCATTTTTATCATTGTTGCAATGGCCCTATCGCTCATCAACAGGCCTCCAACGATACCATCATAATCACGGATAATTAAATTATCGTGATCAGACATCACCAGTTCACAGCCTGGGAGATCTAGCGTGTGAATTTGAAAATCTCCGGATCGCATGGGTTGGATATAGGCATTCTTGATAAAACCGCCTCCGGTCTTTCCTTTATATGTTTTATTTATTTCTATTTGGTGCATTTTATCTCTCCTTTTTATTTTTTTAAATGGAACCCGGCTTTGACACCGGGTGTTGGTTTTAATTGGTAGACCAATCAGTAATGATAAATTCATCTTCTGAGCTGTTTTCATCATTAACTACGGCTGAGCCGTCTTCATTCTCGATAATTTCACAATTATCGAAGATGTAATTGATAGCTTCTTTACGAGACCAGGTATCGCTATCATTTACACATAGTTCTTTTCTGAATTCTTCTATTGTCATTTTTTCTTTAAGATCAGTTATTTCTTTTTCCATTTTGTCGTCTCCTGTATTATGTTTTTCAACAGCCTCCTTTACTCATACATCCCGGATAGGCATGTATAGCAGAGATACTCACCTTCGTACTCCTCTGCCTCCCACATGTTTGTTTCTCTACCACAACATGGGCAAAGTAAAGTTTTTTCCTCAAGGGCTTTTCTCTTTGCTTTCGCAGCCCTTGAAGCGGCAACTCTTTCTGCTTCTTTTCGCTCTCTCTTCTCAAACTCAAACTCAGAAATGGTTTCGACCAGTTTTGGAGCATACTCCCTGCTTTTAAAAGCATGTGAGCATACCTGCTCCGTCCAAATTTCATAACCTTCTGGGATTTCAACAGCCCAGTTAATATTTGTCGGGCTGCCCCAACCAATTTTAATCTTTTTCATTTTTTAAATCCTCCTGACAGAATATGTCACCATCGGGGAGGCGATTTCCATCACCTCCTCTTTTGTTAATTCTTTCCCTCTCATCTCAGGGGTGAACCTAAGAGGAACCTCGGAAAATGATTTTGTCAAGCATGAAAGACTATGAGGTAATACGCCGATTACGTCCCTACCTCTTACAATTTCAGGAGAAGCATGAGTCACAACTTCTCCCTCAATTCCGTATTCTTCTTTTAAAAATTGTACCAACCCTGGGTGCCTAGTTACTATCAATTTTTCCATGTCGTCCCTCCTTTTTTTCCACGTTTTATTATAAATTATGTTTTTCAA